AAATTTGCCAAAATGTCGTCTACATCTTTTAAAGTTGCCGCTCTAAAATCACAACTGACAAACTTATATGACTTCAATGATGCCCCTGTTAAATTTGCATATATGAAGTCAGTCCCACTAAAAATATGGTTGTTGGTGTATGGGGAAATATTTTTATATAGCTCACTAAATGTTCGAATTTTTAGAGTAGCCATATATATATTATTAATATATTTAAACGACACTAACATCAAGGGTTTAGACGCTATTGACGAATTTCGACAGCGCAACTTGCGTAATCTTCGCGTCGAAATCCACGACCATATCATCCTTCTTGAGTTTAATTGTAGGATAAGCATCGATATTGTACAGCTGAATGAGCTCGGTAGTTTTCATTGTGGTGGGTTTGATTCCTGTTTGAACCGGGTTGTTAGGGTCGCTATTGTCCAGTTCAACGACGTCTTCGCCGTTGTCGTCTGTGCAGTTAATATCGTAACATTTAATCACGCTGTTTCCTATGGTGGAGTTGTTGAAATTTCTTTTGAACTGGTCCCATTCAGGTTTAGCGGTTTTGCAGTGAGGGCACCAATCAACAAAGAAGAAGAAAATGTCGATAGAGCTTTTGCGGTTGTTTGCGTTAGCCACATCCTCGAATTTGATATTCTTCTTCTTTTTCAAATAAACGGTTTGGAAAATATAATATGCGATAATCGAGAAGATGATGAATGCGACGGCTCCAACAATATAATATTGATATGGTCTGATAACATCTCCTACAACTTTGGATAAACTTGGCATTATATATATTGAAAAGATTTTAGAATAATCCAAAAAAACGAATTGCTATGGTTGGCATCATTAAATTTCCAACAATAAATTTCCAATAATAAATATATGAGTCCATAATGAAAACATCCAAGGCTAAATCCAAAACAAACATTCGCAAAGTGAAAAACAGAACTCGTAAAGAAAAGGTTTTCAGTGAATTCGATTATAATAGCAACGACGGTATGCTGACTTCTGTTTGGGGTCCCAGTATGTGGCATTATTTACACACGATGAGTTTCAATTATCCATTACATCCAACTTGTAAGGATAAAACACACTATCGGAATTTCATATTGAGTTTGAAATATGTTTTGCCCTGTGGAAAGTGTAGGAAAAATCTGTGTAAAAATCTGGAGAAACTTCCGCTAAATAAATCTGCCTTGAAATCTCGGGAAACGTTTTCCAGGTACGTTTACAACCTTCATGAAGCCATAAACGAAATGTTGAATAAAACATCCAAACTATCCTACGACGATGTTCGAGAACGCTACGAACATTTTCGTTCCCGATGTACCAAAAGTTTAAAAGAAATGAAGAAAATCAAAAAACTTGTCACCAAAACTCTTCATAACAAGGAAGCCGAAAAAGGTTGCGTGGAGCCTCTTTACGGAGAAAAGTCGAAGTGTGTGCTGAGAGTGGTTCCTCAAACAGAGAAATGCGAATCTTTAGAAATAGACGATAAATGTATGAAACAAAAATAAAAAATGATATTTGTTATATATATAATAATATAACAAATGGACATACAAATGAATGATGAAACCGCCAGTCAAAAATATATTACACCGAATGAACCATTGTTGGGAAATGAATCTCCCAAGTCCGTTCCATTTTGGTTCGAGAACCCCAACATATTATTTCAGAAGGATTACATTTTTGAGTTCTTTCCAGTGGAGGATATGACATATTACCAAAAGCTGAATTCCATTACCCGAACCGTGTTGATTTTGTCGATATTGAGCTTCGCATACAGCAAAAACATTCGAATTTTTATGGTTGCTACCATCACGCTTTTCGGAATCTATTGTTTGTATTTTTTCAAAACACAGGAAGAAAAACGCGCCCAAGAAAAAATGGAAATGAAAATCCAAGAAAATTTTGAAAATCCAGCTTTAGCCGTTTTAGACCGTTTTGACGCAAACCCCGATGTTTTTGATCAAACAAAATCCACGAATCCGCTATCCAACGTCCTGCTCACCGATTATGACGACCCTACCAGCAAGAAACCCGCGCCACCCGCCTTCACCGAAAGCACCAGCGAAACAATTCTGGAAAATGCCAAGCAAATGGTTGCGGAGGCCAATCCTGGACAACCCGACATTTCCGATAAACTTTTCACGGATTTAGGAGACCAGTTCGTTTTTGAACAGTCGCTGAAACCGTTCCATTCTCAGCCCAGCACAACTATTCCAAACGATCAAGCCGCATTTGCTGACTTTTGTTACGGTAGTATGGTATCTTGCAAAGAAGGTAATCTGTTTGCTTGTGCGAGAAATTTAGACCGTCATACAAATTAAATCTAAATAAATTTCTTGTAGTATCTTATATAGAACTTATTAAATGTCAACATTACACAGTTATGTATTCAATAATATGAGTGGACTAAGGTCGGATATGGTGGACCAAACACAAGTGAACGTTCAAAATACCAAATTCGGAACTTACTCTGTATCTAACTATTTTAGTGATAGTGCTTCCAACTCGCAGGTCGATTTTGCCACACAACACCACGGAATTATGTTTGGAAATGGAATCGGTGGTATTTCGGCCAACGTCGTCGATTATGAATCGGCCCTTCTCAACAAAGTCGGCGCAGAAAGGCCTTTAGAAAAACTTCAGCTTCACCAAAGACCGTTCATTACGGTGCCTTATTTAGGACGAGGGTGTGGAGATCCTACACTCGAATCTCAGCTTCAACAAGGCGAGAATATTTCTGACAAGAAAAGCGTGTCCACCATCATGGATAAGCCTTATTGCGACCCTCAAAAATATCCATTGAGAGACGACCTGAAATCATACATCAATAATCCTTCGAACTCTATCGAAGAACTCGCATTTGATGGATGGAAACGTGGCGGCGTGTCCGCCCGCGAAATGACTATGGAGCAAAAAAATGAGCTCAGACCCAGCACCTCTTTTTAAACAAGGCCACTGATATAAATCTTTCTGTGGATGAACAAAGTATATAAAAATACGAATATATATATTTTTATATGGCAACTCACATATATTACAACGATAACAAAACATACCGAGAGTTTTTGAGAACCTTTTTCAAAATGGATGTCTCGAATATGGAAATCGCCGATGATGATAGCGACGACGAATCATTCGATGAACTTTTATTCGATAATGATGCGTGTAAAAAAACCATGGAAACCATCTTTCAAAACACTCATCAAACCCAATATTTCGCTGATTTGTATAAGAAAGCCGCTTCGCGAATGTTCTCTGAGGACCAAGAAATCGGTTTAGCCATTTTATGTTGCTACGACCATCTATGGCTTTTCAAAATCGTTTATGAGAAGTTTTTAGAGAATCCCGACTCGATAGGAGACGATAGCGTATCTATGGCGCTTTTCGATAAAATTTAAAAAATATCTGTTTATTTGTCTTTTGTTATTATATACTTCATTACTATATGGCATCTACAAGAAATAGAAACAGCGAAGGGGACTATCAAGCACAACAAAAGTCGTTGCAGTTACAATTTGACAATATGACATACACGAACCAGGGGAATGGCGCCGCATTCTCTACTCATTTCGCAGGAGATGGTCTCCTAATGGGACGAATGGGGTCTATTCCATTGTCCAATAACTTTGTTGACGTTGAATCTCACTTACACGGAACCGGGTCAACCAATTTAGTCACACCAATGAAACCGGTTGTTCCTGATATCAAACAATTACAATCTTTGGCTGTTATGAATAAGCTACCCACGCATATTCCAGAACCACTCTATATGGAACCCAACCAAAGACCTCTGCGAAACTAAATATTATAATCCGTGTATGCTATGGAAGAAATAAAACACGACTGCATATATGGTGTGTATTATGGTTGAGTGAATGTAGCTATATTGTTGTATTTTTGTATGAGGAGGTGGCTTGTTATAAATCACTTCGAGACTTTCAATATCTATCTCGATGAACTGACCATAGTCTTCTTCGAAGGTATCATTGTACAGTTCCATTATGTATACTTTGTTTATGATTTACAAGTTATACATAATAAATATATCAATTTTTTGTAATCTGGTTCTCAAATGTCTAAATCGGTTCTCAAAAAATGTAAAAATAGAAACTTCTAAAAAAATACCCCTCAAAACTAAAAACGCGAAAAATATTAATTTCTATACAGGAAATATTTTGGAAGATTCGAGAACCGTTGATTTAGGAATATCAGAATCCTTCATTTTGGATCTATTTATGAATATTTAGGAATATTTATAAAAATTTAGGAATGGTTCTCAAAAATGTAAAAATAGAAACTTCTAAAAAAATACCCTTCGAAAATAAAAACGCGAAAAATATTAATTTCTATACAGGAAATATTTTGGAGGATTCGAGAACCAGAATCCAAAATGTCCAAAATCCTTTATTTTGGATGTTTTAGGAATATTTATGAATATTTATGAATATTTATAAAATACAAAATAATGGTTCTCAATTATGTAAAAATAGAAACTTCTAAAAAAATACCCCTCAAAAATAAAAACGCGAAAAATATTAATTTCTATACAGGAAATATTTTGGAGGATTCGAGAACCAGAATCCAAAATGTCCAAAATCCTTTATTTTGGATGTTTTAGGAATATTTATGAATATTTATGAATATTTATAAAATACAAAATAATGGTTCTCAATTATGTAAAAATAGAAACTTCTAAAAAAATACCCCTCAAAAATAAAAACGCGAAAAAATTTAAAATCTATACAAGAGAATATTTAGGAATATTCGAGAACCAGAATCCCAAAAAATTGATTCTTGTTTGATATCATTACACAAACACAGATAGGATAGATGGATAGAAGTAAACGAAGAGAGAAAGAGAAATCAAAAAGCGGAAAATATATACACTCGGGTAAGCACATACGACAACAAGAATATTTTCAGCAAACGACCACTCAAAATAAAGGGATCGTAAAGAATGCTTCCAAAACCCTTTGAAATCCATACAAATCCATACAAATCCATACAAATCTATACAAATCTATACAGAATCTTCCGGTTTTTTTGTTTCAACCTGAGGTTCAGTTTCTATGATGAAGTCTTCTTCAACATTAACCGGAATTTGTATGGTAAGAGGAGATGGTTTTTCTTCGGTAGGTTTATTCATAAATTTATCTGGGTCAACATCATTGTACTGCACTTTCTTCTTGAGATATGCACTGAAGAAAATATTCGGTTTGGAATTCACTGTATTATACACATCGAGAACTTTCAAAGACATAAACAATAAATTTGTCAAAAACACTGTGACTGTTTTGCTATCCAAGTAGTTTGTGTAAATAACGATGGAGCTCACCGTCGAGTTTACTGTGAAAATTCCTGTACATAAATATCCCATTTTTTGATAATACATATCATACAATAAAATATTGTCCTTTTTCGAAGGCTCCAGTTGCAGCAACGCCTCCCCAACGGATTCATTGTCGAGCGCTTTGAATTTATTTACTTCTAAATAAGTAATCATCTTGTTTTCTCGCTTGACTTCAATAAAATAAAGAAGGAAAAACGCGAACAGTGTTATCGAGTTAAGTGCGATTCCAATGTTGGTCAAAGTATCACCTCGATTCACATTTTCATTCATCGAACAAGCGTGGTCATCGCATAACTGAGGAACGAACAAAACGAGGAATGAGCCCATTAATACACGGTAAAATTCTAATGAAACCGCGGTCGCCACGTTGAATCTTTGATTGAAATCTTGATCGGTTGAAGACATATAGATTATGTTTAGGATTTTTTTCAAAAAGGTTATCGAAATATTGTGTATATGTATGAAATGAAACGCGGAAAACTTTTACTACACATTGCGTACTATATGAATCCGCATCCTGGCGGTTTCCATAAACTACCTATAAATAAACTATGTAGATAATATGCGTCCAATAGTTTTGCGAAACCTATCGAGATATCATTTATAATCTTGAAAACAGTCTTGTGTTTGATTTTTCCAATAATTATATTGATGAAAATTATAATGACCCTCATCAATATACTTACGCGCACGGGCAATCGCCCTAACTATTACAAAACTCTGAAAGATAGTATCGATTTACAGTCTTACGAAAACATCAGACACATCAAAAGCAGTGATAACCCGAAGTGTTCTTATTTGTCCGACGAAACCGATGTAATCCGGGTGACTCCCGACAAAACCGCTGGTCGTGCGTTCTACAATTTATATTTGAATGATTTAGGAGCAGTTCTCAAAGAAGGCTGGGTGATTATATTGGACGACGACAGTAAACTGTGTGACGCCAGTTTCATAGAAAAGTTGGCTAAACTCTGCGATAATGTCAAGGAAAACGAAGTCCTTATTTATAAAGCCAAAATATACAAAGACCGTGTTTTGCCCAAAGACGACCATTTCCGGAGAAACGCGTTCGTCAACGGCGATATCGATATGGCGTGTTTTTGTGTTCATTACAGCGTGTTTTCCCATTTCAAATTCCAGGCTGGTGTGTGCGGAGATTTTCATTTTTTGAATCTAATACGAAATTCAAAAAAATATAGATTCAAATATGTGGACTTACCTGTAGGCATATGGGCCAACTATGATGGAGCGAAAGGAGGGCGATAATCAGCCGTATAATTCTCGCATCTGTGAATAACTCATTGTTCCGTTTCGCAAACCGCGAGTCATAACTTCCACCGCTGATTCAACGCCATCTTTATTCCAGATTTCAGCGACATTTTTATTGTGGTCGTCCATATTTTGAACCAACCCATCCGGGATACCTTCGTGTGTTTGAACCATTTCAAACAATACCTGGAAGTGTTTCTCATTTAATATTTTGTTTTCACCCTCGAAACAGCAGGGAGCGCAATCATTTTGATTTCGCTCTTCCATATTGCGCATTAGACTTATCGATAATTGCGCGTGTTTATCGATCTCATATTTGCCTAAGATTTTGTAATCGTCGATATGTTTTTCCAGGTGTTTGATAAAATCTATCTGGTCGGTGTTATTTCCGTATCTCTGTGTTATCTTGTATAATGATAAACTCATTGTGTATTATTATACATTCTCTTACAAAATAATATTTTGAATCAATTTTTCAAGGAACAAATATTAATTGAATTTCACGACAATTTCCACTGATTCCTTCTTAATGCACTTACACGCATAAATGGAAAGCTCTTCGCGTTTTTTTCGCGTTTTTGTATCGAGTTTACCTTGATTCTTGTAAGTATTATTACGCACGTTCATATCGCTTTCAATTGCTTCATAATGCTCGCAAATATAATCGATGATTTTATTTTCGATGGCCCACTTGAAAAAATTGAGTTGGCCAATCGTGGTCTCCATCACAACGTTGCTGTCGTAAGGGATCGAAATACGTTCCCAGCGACAAAATGGGTCGAATTTTCGCTTTGAATAAGCCTTCAGTTTGAGTTTGTAGTCGTTGTAGACCTTGAAACGCTTACGCTCGGGTTCCCCGTCCAGAGTGGTTTTGGAGTAAATCTCAAACACCGTATAATTTTTCTTGGCGAAGTTGGTCACGAACCAGTCAATAATGCGGAGGGAAATATTCGACTCACCGTTGATGATGTTCATCATTTGTTTTAAATACGTTTTGTTTTTGTAAAATTCCATCAGATTATCTAACAATAATTGATTCTGTGTGGTAGCAACATGAGTTTTAGATGAAGACATATTATGAAAATATAAAAATATAGTTTTTATATTCTTTCGGTTTTGGATAAATAAATGGCGAGTGTTATCAAAAAATTGATTATCTTTTTACAACATCATCGATTAGCACATTCTGTTTGATTATTATGGATACAGAAATAGTTATTCCGGTTTGTGCTTTGGAGATGTGCAACTCTAAATGTATAAACGAGACAAAATATTGTATGAAACATCAAATCAATGTATTCCTTGACGAAACAAAGACGTTGAATAAGCGACCTTGTAAAAATTATATCCGAAAGTGTCGTTCACAATTGGATGAATCATACACAAAAAAGATGTGTGAAGATTGTCTTGAAAAAGGACGAATAAAAGATAAACAACGGCGTGGCTTAGCAGTAGATACTACCATCACTGAAAATAACACAAAACTTTGCTCAAAGTGTAACACAGAAAAGGAAATGACGTGTTTCCAAGGCGAAAAAGGTGGAGTTACAAAAACTTGTGATGAGTGTAGGTCTCAAAACAAAAAGCAAGACGGAAAAAGAGACAAAGACCATAGAAATGCGGTGGCACGTATTGCGGAACAAAAACCTGCGCGAAAGGCGGTCAAAAAGGCTTGGGCTGAAGACAATCACGATAAAGTTGCCTTGAAAACCATGAACTACCGACAACGACAAATTGAAAACGATATTGATGGGTATCATAAACGGCAGGCGGATAATGCCAAACGCTGGAGGGAAAAAAATCCGGAACGGAATACAGAAATAAAAATGAAAATATATGATTCAACAAGTGGTCAATATAATATTTACAAGCGTTCCGCTGACCAAAGAAATATAGAATTTGGTTTGAGTTTTCCTTTATATGAATCAATTGTGAGTTCTCCATGTGTATATTGCAATGAGGTCCAAGAAAGAGGATTTAATGGTATTGACCGGGTGGATTCTGCTGTTGGATATGTTCAATCTAATTGTCATAGTTGTTGTCAAATGTGCAATTATATGAAAGGTTGTTGTGGCGTTGATTACTTCTTGAAAAAGATAGAGCACATTTTGACATTTCAAGGTAAGATCGACGGAAATTTATGCTATGATATTATGCCAAATACGAAAGGTTGTAGTTATAAACAATATGAGCAAGGTGCTATTAGTAGAGGAAAATCATTTGAAATATCACAAGAATTGTTCGAGAATATTCGGATACAAGAATGTTACCTATGTGGGAAACAAAACTCAGCTCAGCATAAAAACGGTATTGATAGAGTGGATAATTCAAAAGGATATATAGAAGGTAACATTATGTCTTGTTGTTCCGGCTGTAATTATCTAAAAAGAGATTATAATTTGGATATAGTATTTGATAAATTCCAAAGAATATACAAACATAACGTTGGATCATCGGAAGTTGTGGATAACGCTACTAATAAACATATTGTTATGAATCAAGTAAAATTATCGAAAGAATTTAGGCAACAACGATATGAGATGAATCGTCGTGATAAAAATAAGAAATTGTTAGAGAAATATTCCAACGAAGAATATAAAATGCGTCGTGCTAAAGAATTGGCATTAATGAAGAAACAGAAAAATCAAACATGAATTTCATATGAAATATCTTTGAGATGATGTAACAATCGCGGTTTCTGTATATCACGATGATATTGCTTGAAAAAGTCATCTAATCCCATAGAATCTATATTTTTTTCAGTAAGAAATGGCATTAGATGGCCTGCTCCTATACAAATATGTATATTTTCATTTGTATGACTATATTTCTCATAAAAGTGTAATATATGTTTTGACATTTCATATTCTCTTTCAATCAAAGTGTACTGTATGATAATATCGTTGATATTCTGGTTTGGAAATATTGTTTCGAATATATTGTTAACGATAATTTGTATAAATCTATAGGGTATTTTTGATGGAAGGCCTCCATATAATCTTGCACGTTCACGGACGTGTTGTTGCAGGTGTTCGTGAATATTATTATAATCGGTAATATCGAACTGAATATCTCGAATAAAATGTTCAAAACTCTCATACCATTCTTCATCCTGATATTTTTCTATTTCCATTTCCACATTGCTTTTAAAAATTAGAACACACAACATGAAATGAACCAATACAGGAAGTGAATACTTCCCACCGTCCTTCAAAGTATCATAATGAACATCACGTGTCAATTGATATAGTGTACATAAAGATACATATGGATAATTATTCATACATTCAAAGCCATTTACATATTCCAAACTATTTGGTTCGTATTGTTTACATTCTAATAGCAGGAAAATTTCTTTATTCTCTGCACGTTTTTTAAGAATATTTTTCTGTGTGATATACGGTTCTACATGAACTTCGGGATGAAAAATTATCATTATAAATATTATTAAACGATGAATAATATTTATTTACTTTTTATGGTTAATTTTTTATTTTTTTATTTTTTATTTTTGATAAAGTAAATACAAATATCACACTTATGCCCAGCAAAGATCGTCCAAAGCGATGGCAATATTTGCAACATTGCTGTATGCTACGCCCGCCATTCCGCTCATAACTCTTAGCACGTTGTAGTTAACAGCGTACACTCTGACCTTGGCGGTGGCAACACCAGACACGGTAGGAGAAGAAAGAACCAATTGAAGGACAGCGTTGTCGATTCTGGAGAAGTTGCAACTTCCGGATGGTTGGTGCTCCTCAGGTCTAAGGGCGAATGAGTAAACATTGATACCGGTATCTGGGGCACGGGTGTGGTGTTGGAAAGGTTGGACAACATCGAAGTATGATCCCTCACGCTCAGAGAATCTGTCTTGGCCGTTAAGTTGAAGCTTAGCGGTGACGACAGGGTTCTCACCCCAACAGTGGAGGTCAAGAGCGGTCTCGGCAAGGACGAATGAACCGGCATCGGACACACCAGAGGCTCCGGCGGAACCGGATTGAGCATCGAATGGCTCAGAAAGGGCACCGGCAACTCCAGACACATCAAGGGCACCAGGCATTTGGAAGAGACCTTGGGAGGTAACGAATTCGGTAGAACCGCTGATCTCGGCAGGTCCAGCAAAGGCGTGGATGGCGTTAGGGAGGGCATCAAGGGAGTCGGTGTAGTTGAATGGCTGGGCACCAAGAGTCTTGAAGAGCACAGATTGGGCATCAAGGGAAGCGCAGTAGTCAACGTTGCTGTCAGGTTGGACAACCCAGATAAGCTCCTTCACAGGGTGGTTGAAGTTGAGCTTGATCTTGTTGGAAGAAGAACCAACAGACTCATCACCGGTGAATTGAACTTGCTCGATCAAATACTCGTGAGGGTTCTGGGCCATCTTTCTACGCTCATCGGTATCAAGGAAGATATAATCAACGTAAAGAGAAGCGGCAACAAGAGATTGTTGGTAGGCGGTGGTAACCGATTGGGTTCCTTGGCTGGCAGCAAGGGAACCGACGGCCCACAAGCACTCACCAAGAGGTCTCAAGTCAAGGTTGATCTTGACCTCGTGGTATTGAAGGGCAATAAGTGGAAGGGCAAGTCCTGGGTTTCTGCAGAACCAGAAAAGGAGAGGAACATAAAGAGTGGTCTCAGGAAGAGCGTTTCTTGGGGCACACACTTGGGTAGGGGCACCGTTGGCGGCGCAAGGACCGGACACGGAGGCGAAAGTAGGGTCGGTGATGTAGGTAAGTTGAGTGGTGTTACCAATCATCTTGAAGTATCCTCTTTGTTGCTCAGAGGTCATGGTCATCTGGTTCCAGATGTGCATCCAGTCACCATATTGACGGTCGATTCTCTGACCACCAATCTCAACCTCAACTTGGGCAATAAGTTGCTCACCAACATAGTCCAACCATCTGGCGTAAACATCACCAGAAGATCCCTTCATGGATTGGTTGATCTCTGGGAGAGTCACCTGAAGGTAGGTTCTGTAGGCAAGATCACCATTTCTGGAGATAGTGCATGTAACACGTCTACCGAAGTCGGCTTGTCCGGAGAAAGTTTGCTCGATAGACTCCATGGCGAAGTTGGTGTGTCTTCTGTAAGACACCTTCCAGAAGGTGATCTCAGGAGTACCGGTAAGAAAAACGTCTTGTGCGCCGTAGGCGACTAGTTGCATCAAAGCTCCACCCATATTAAAATGAATATATACTACAAAAAGAAAATAATTTCGGGGAAATCGCTAAATTAAAATTAAATTTCAAAAAAATTTTAATTCTGGTTTATTGCTAAATGACGCGGAGTATTTGTCTCTATGTATACAGCGGAAAATGCTCGATTACTCACACACACTACACTCCATTAAACCAAAAGAATTACGGAAATGGGTGTAAATTGGAATTGACAAAAGTTTCTAAATATTCTTGTTTGAGAACTTCTTTTTTATTTTCATTCTTTTTTGTGAAAATATAAGAATCGTTCCGTTTTTTGACACTCCATCCATTTTCAATGGCGTTTGTTATAAAATACATTTTATGGTACTCTTTTTTTTCGATTTGTCTTGGTGTTTGCATTATGATATCTTTTCATATTTCTTTTTTTTGTTTTTGACGATTTTTTACATCTTCTCTTTTTTGTTTTTGACATTTTTGCTTTAGGTTTACCACCTGGAGTTCGAGAATCACTTGCTTCTTCTGGTGGTGGTGGTTGTTGTTGTGGTTGTTGTGGTTGTTGTTCAATTGCTTCGAAAAGTACATTTAGTGCTTGATGTGGTTGTTGTGGTTGTTGTTGTTGTTGAACAATATTTCCAAGAGTTTGTACTGCTTGTGTTGCTGCGCTTTGAGATGTTGATGGTGACGGTGGGTTTTTTTGATTGTCGTCAGCCCCACCATTATTTGCGTGTTTTCGTTTGGTGTTCTTCTTTTTTGTATTTCGTTTGTTTGTTGGTGTTCTCTGTATGCGTCTCTTTTTTCCACCACCTAGTTCGTTATCACTATCAAAATCACTGTCTCCCACATTATACTCACCATCAGTGTCTCGAAACTCAAGACTGTCGATATTTTCTGCATAGGCCATCTGCCAGATTTTATCACCACCTTTTTCGCACAGCATCGGCTCGGGAGGTTCTAACGATTGCCCATTATCAACATTGTAAACATCACAAAACATTTGTCCGTTGGTAACTCGTGTTTCAAGAATTCTTTTTGGGTTGCCATAATCACCATCTTTCCACTGGATATTTTCAAATTTAGCTTTTTCTGCGAGTATCAGTTTTTTCTTTTCTGGGTCAATTTCATCATTTAAAAAAGTTTCGAGCGCATCATGAACGTCAAATAATTGTTGAGTAGAGTACTTGCCTGGTTGGTCGGACTTACAGTCAAACGATTGTAACATACCACGATATCCCCACGGTTGTTTTGGGGTTACTATGGGTTTAAAAATCTTACTCGTCCACCCGTTCTTTGCGACGAGTTTACTGGCTTTCTTCGGTTTTGGTTTTGTAGATTGCATTATGTTATATATTATATTATATATATTATACAACACATATATACTATGTGGCCTCTAAGAAAATTTCGAGGTTATATTAATTATCCAAAAAATATAAAAAATATAAAAACACAAAAAGAAAACGATATTCCCCTAAATTCACATACAAGTGTCTCTAGACACGACGAACATATTTGGTTTGATGGGACACACCTTCTTCTCTCAAACGGTAAATATCACCATACGAAACAAATATTTCATCTCCATTTCGAATGTTTT